ACAGGAATTTATAGTTTTGTTGTATGGTTACAGATACCAACATCTCATGAAGAACAGAATAAAAATAATGTATCAAATGCAGAATTAAAATCAACCTTTCAGTTTCAGTATCTCGATATCTTAGGAAAGATTCGGACACATACTTATTATCAGAATCCACATCAAGAGGGAACATTACTCTTCTTCCCATCAGAAATGTATCATGCAGTTTATCCGTTCTACAATTGTGATGAGACTCGTGTCTCTATTTCAGGAAATATTACTCTGAAACCACACTAAATAATTGAAGAACTTTTAACTACACAACTCATGGCAGAAGAAAACACAGCTCCACGTTCGGGACCTAATGCATCTGATGGTGCTCCTGATGAGGAAGGTACCGCAACTTTTGGTTATGATGTAGCAGCACAAGCGTCTGCAAATCGTGGTCGCCCTACTTCTAACCCCAACTCCCCTCTTGCTGCTGGTTGATGACTGAAAAGGAACAACATATTAATGGATGGATTACTAGATTAACTGAATCCAGACCAGAATTAGGTGGTCATGCAGTATGCCCATATGCATCTGCAGCGAAAACCTTGATTAAAGAGACACCAATCGATAGCATTGTACCTGAAAGTGGGTATGATGTTATCGTTTTTGTCGTTGAAGACTTCTGGCGTTATAAACAAATGCAAAAATGGGTCAGATATTATAACGAAAAGTATCCATATTACAAATTCTTTGAAGATACTTCTAATATCGACACATTCATCCGTGGTGTTCAAACAAATAATGAAAAATATAACTTGATTTTGTGTCAATCAAAAGCAAAATTAAGAACTTTCCGTAAAAAACTTGCGGAAACTGGTTATTATGACTATTGGACAGACGATTATTTGGATGAAGTTCTTGGTGAAGACCGAGAAGAACTGAAATTAGATGAAAGGCCGGGATAGGAACCCCGTAAAAAGTTCTGATTTACCAAAATCAGGAGAAAAAATGTCTAATCATCCAATTCCAGACCAGGGAAAGGACTTTATTGAGTCAGGAATGACACTAATTAACGATCCTAAGTCCGACAAGTACCTCAATATGTTAAAAGAGGTCTCTCATGACCATTTGAATGACGAAAAAAGACAAGAAAATTTGAATGGGTGAGTAAAAAATCGTCAAAATCTGTTATACATACTATAAATACCACCGATAGTTCCAGTAATGGTAAGGATTTCTCGAAAATTTAGGGATATTTCATTCTCATTTGCAAGAAATCCTGTGAATGATGATATTTTGTCGATTAATGATGCTGATGCGATTAAAAGAGCGGTCATAAATCTCGTCAGAACCAAATCTGGCGAGAGATTTTATGATTCATTGGTTGGTACTGAGGTTGAAGCGTCATTATTTGAGGTTCAATCTCCAGAAGTTGCAAATAATTTGAAAATTGACATTGAAAATGTCTTAAAAAACTATGAACCAAGGGTAGCTGATGTTGAAGTAGGGGTAAATTACCCTCTTGATAGTAATGAGATCTATATTCAGATAGCATATACTATCGTTGGTTTAACCCTACCGACACAAAACATCGAATTCGTCTTACAATCCACTAGAGTCTAATGGCATCATTTAATCAGTTTACAAATTTAGACTTTGCAGATCTGAGGCAACAGATTAAAGACTATTTGCGTGCAAATAGTGAATTTACTGACTTCGATTTTGAGGGATCTAACTTTTCTACCCTCATTGATATCCTTGCATACAACTCTTACATTACATCTTATAACACTAACATGGTTGCCAACGAGGCATTCATTGATAGTGCTACTTTAAGAGAGAATGTTGTATCACTTGCAAGAAATATTGGTTATGTTCCTAGATCGAAAAGAGCTGCAAAGGCAGAAATTTCATTTACAGTCGATTTGACTGGTGCTCTTGACGCTAGAACCTTAACTATTAAAGCAGGTCAAGTCTGTTTGGGTGCAGTAACGAATGGAACGTTCATTTTTTCCATTCCAGAAGATGTAACCGCACCTGTTGATGTTGATGGTTTCGTTAATTTTGAAAATTTGGTTGTCTTTGAAGGTGTTTACCTAAAGTCCACCTTCACAATGGACTACTCTCAACCAAACCAGAGATTTATTCTACCTAATGTTAATATTGACACAACTACAATTCGTGTTAATGTTAGAGATCAAGTTTCTGAAGAGTATTTTGCATATCAGAATATTCTAAATGTAGACGATAGTACAAGAATTTTCCTAGTCCAAGAAGTTACGGACGAAAAACACGAAATTGTGTTTGGTGATGGTGTTGCAGGTAAGAGACCACCAAACGGATCTACGATTGAAGTAAGTTATATCGTTACGAATGGTAGAGTAGGTAATGGTGCAAGAAATTTCACCTTCTCAGGTGAAATGATTGATAATAATTTGAATAGTATCACTGGTGGTATTTCTCTCATTCTTACAAGTACTCCTTCTGAGAATGGTGATGATATTGAACAACTTGATTCTGTCAAGTACCTGGCGCCTCGTGTTTACGCCTCTCAGTATCGTGCCGTGACCGCCAACGACTATAAAGGTCTTGTTCCGTATCTTTTCCCCAACGTCGAATCTGTGAGTGCCTACGGGGGTGAGGAACTCGATCCACCAGAATATGGAAAAGTTCTACTTGCGATCAAACCAAAGAATGGTAAGTTCCTATCTCAGGTAACTAAATTAAACATTCTCAGATCACTTAAACAATATGCTATTGCTGGTATTAGACCAGAAATCATTGACCTCTCTTATCTCTATGTTGAGGTTGATACAAGTGTTTACTACAACGTCAATAAGTCTAATAAACCACAAGATGTTCGTACAAAAGTAATAAACTCTTTGAATGTTTATTCTCAATCTGCAGACGTTAATCAATTTGGTGGTAGATTCAAGTATAGTAAGGTAACGACACTGATTGATGAAGCGGATAAAGCTATTACATCAAACATCACCAGAGTTTTGATGAGAAGAGATCTGCAACCAGAGTTTAACAATCTTGCAACATACGAGTTGTGTTTCGGAAATAAGATTCATAGTAAGAAAAATGGATTCAGTATCAAATCCAGTGGTTTCAGAGTTTCTGGAGTATCTGAAACTTTGTACATGGCAGATGCACCTCAAGAAGATGAGAATGGAGTAGTTAGTTCTACATCTGGAACTATCTACTTCTTCAAACTTGAGAGTAATGTACCTGTAATTGTAACTCCGAGAGCAGGTACAGTTGATTATGTAAAAGGCGAAATTATTCTTGATGCAGTAAACATTATTTCTAGTGATGTGACTGATGGGATTCAAGTTCAAGCAATCCCAGACTCGAATGATGTTATTGCACTGAAGGACTTGTACCTCCAAATTGACGTTTCAAGTTCTGTGGTAAATATGATAGAGGATGTTGTAACCTCGGGTGAAAATACCTCCGCTACACAATACGTCTCAACTTCTAGTTACCTAAACGGCAAGTATACAAGATAAAATGTCAGAAATTAAAAGAGTTAAAATCGATTCCATCCTAGAGAATCAGATTCCAGACTTTATGTCTGAAGAGTCTCCTCTTTTTGTTGAGTTTTTACGTCAATATTACAGGTCACTAGAGAGTAAATCTGGTGCAATTGATATTGCTGTAAATTTGAATCAGTATAAGGGTATTCAGTCCTTCAACAATGAAACACTTGTTAAGAATACTACTCTGACAGAGGAAGTTTTAACTTATGATGATGAAATCTTGGTTGCATCTACGACTGGATGGCCAGATTCGTATGGTCTCTTAAAGATCGACGATGAAATCATCACTTATCTTGGAAAAACTGCTACAAGTTTTACTGGATGTATTAGAGGATTCAGTGGAATTGATGAAATTGAAGCCGTAGACAATAGAACATTCTTAAGTTTTACAGAGACTGAAGCTGATGAACATGCGGATGGTTCTACTGTCCAAAATTTAAGCAATCTGTTCCTATTATCATTCTTTGAAAAGTTCAAGTTTGAATTTTTCCCTGGATTTGAAAATAGAGACTTTTTTGAGAACATTTCTATTGATAATGTTCTTTCTAGTGCAAGAGATTTCTATAATGCAAAGGGTACTGATAGTTCATACAAATTACTCTTCAAAATTTTGTATGGAACTGAGGTAGAAGTTAGAAAACCACAAGATTTTACTCTTTCCCCATCTGCTAACGAATATTTTAAGACTGAAAACGTATTAGTAGAACTTATCACTCCAAATCCTGATATTTTGAGTATCAGAGGAGGATTCCTTTTCCAAGATCTTCCAGATGTTGGTGAAGTTGGTGCATCTATTTTTAATATTGAGTATAGACCTGTAAATCGCAAAGATTTCTTTGAAATTTCATTAGACCAAGATTCTTTCACTGGTAATTTTCAGGTATCTGGTCAAACCAAATTAGTAGAAGACGTATCGGCAGGTGGTAACACTCTATTTGTAGATTCTACCATTGGATTTGCTCCTAGTGGAAAAATTTCGATCCAACCACCCAACTCGAATTTTATTACTTTAGAGTATACTTCTAAGTCTACTACAACTCTTAATGGTATCACTGGTTTAACTACATCTCTTGAAAGAGGACTGGAGATTCTTGAAGAAAAGTTTGCATATAGTTTTGTTGGTACGGGAAATACCAGTAGAGTTGACTTTAGAATTGTAAACGTAATCAAAGATGTTGATTTTTCAAAAACTAGTGCTTTAGCAGTTGGTGATAAAGTTCAACTTTCTGGATTTGGTGAAAACTTATTTGATAAACCACAATTTAATTGTTGGATTTCTAACGTTCCATCTGTACACACTGTTGACACTGTTAGTAGACAGGGTTTAAACGTTTATCGTCTCATCACATTTGATGAAGTCATTTATTATAAGAGAGAGTCGGTTATTCTTACCAATGATATTGGTCAAACATCTGGAGCCACAGTTCTTGATGTTGAATTTGAAGTTGGTGACCTACTTAGAAAGTATACTAATAGTGTTCTTATTCAAATCGATGACGCTACATTCGATTTCAATAGAACTATTAAGTTAGAGAAGAAATTATTCAAGTTCAAACAATTACTTAATTACTTTAACAATAACGAAGAATTTCCTGCAGGTATTCAAAACACATATATTGATTCCAGTAGAGAAAACTTCTATGTAACCTCAACTGGTGTACCAAACAAGACAATTTTCTCAACGGATGATAAGAAAACTGTCACAACTTCTGGTACCACTGGAATTACGTCTGTTTTTGATTCTCCTCAGCATGAATACGTTAGTGGAGATTTGGTTTACTATGATCCTGTAGATTCTGAAGTTTCTGGTATTGCTACTGGTAAGTATAGAGTATTCAAAGTCAACGAAAATAGCATTAAACTTGCATTTAGTAATTCAGATGTCTTTAACGAAAAGTTCATCTTTGCAAATCGTGGAATTACTGCTGATGAAATTGTAAAAGCGGACTATTTTGGTAAGAAGATTGAAAACCAGAAGTTAGTAAAAACTTTCCCATATTCAAAGGTACAGAAAAAGTCTGAAGATATCAATGATAAAACTACTGACAGCAAACCTGTTGGTCTCTTAGTTAATGGTACGGAAATTTTATCTCCAACTCTATTTGACGAGAACTATTATTATGGAAGGATTGAAGAGATTATTGTAACCAATAGTGGTTCAGATTATGATGTTTTAGATCCACCACCAGTAGAAGTCAAAGATGAATTTGGTAGTGGATGTAAAGCACATGCAAACCTTTCTGGTGGTCTCACAAGAGTTAAGATCATTTCTCCTGGTGTAGGTTATCAGTCTAAACCTAAGATCAAAATTTCTGGTGGTAATGGTAGTGGTGCTGTACTTGAGTCTAACCTTGTTAGTTCTAGAATTTCTGTTGGTTTCAAGGGTGATACTGGTGTATCTGTTGCTGACAACACCCTGACCACCATTGACGATGTTTTATTTGTAAATGGTGAAGAAGTAATTTATAGTACCAATGACAACACCGACGTTCTCGGAATTGTTAATGGATCTTCTTATTTTGTCGGGATTGTAACCGACAAAAAAGTAAAACTATACAATAACAAACAAGATGCAGTTGCTGGTAATAATGAAATCCAGATTACTGGCATCTCCTCTGGTTTCCATGCACTAGAGAGTTTGAAGAATAAAAATACCATTACTGAGATCTATGTAAATGATCCTGGTGATGGATATTCTAATAGAACGATTAAAGTTCCTTCTGTTGTTTCTTCCGACAACAGAACTCTTGGTGTAAACACTTTTGACTCGTACATTTATGCAACAAATCATGGATTCCAAAATTCAGAATTTGTTGTTTATGAATATACCGACACTGAAATTTCTGGATTAGATACTGGTAAGTATTATCAAGTTACTAAGATTGATGATAACAAGTTCCGTTTATCGGATGCTGGAACTGCAAGTAGTACAACAGATTACAACTATATCAATAGAAAGTATGTCAAGTTTGAAAGTCTTGGCGTAGGAACTCATACTATTAAGTATCCACCAATTACAATTTCTATTGAATCTACCTCCGAACTCGAAAGTATCCCCGTAATCACTCCTGTCGTTAAACCAATTGTATTGGGACAGATTGATGATGTCTTTGTAGAAGATGGTGGTGTTGGATATGGTGTTACTGACATCATTAACTTCCACAGAAGACCAAATGTAGGTGTAGGTTCTATTCTTTCTAATGCCGTTCTTAAGCCCATTATTATTAATGGAAGTATTACTGACGTAAAAATCATTAACCGAGGAAAAGGATATAGAGTTGACTCGGATATTATCGTTCAGGGCGATGGTGACTTTGCTCAGTTGGATCCTGTTGTAGATTCTGAGGGTAAACTTCAGTCAATTAATATCGTTAATGGTGGTATTGGTTACGCAAGCAGTACTACGTTCTTATCGATTCAAAATAGAGGCATTAATGCCAAGTTTATTGCTAATGTCAAGAGGTGGAAAGTAAACCAGGTTATTAAGAAAAAGAATACAATTAGTCCAGATGATGATGGTGTACTCTATCCATCCTTCAATCCAAACTTTGGGCTCCAGTTCTTTACTTTCTATCCTTCTAAAGTTCTAAGATTTGAAACTCAGGATAACTTCAATATCCTAAACAAAGAAGCAACCACAAATCTTCAACACTCGCCCATTTTAGGTTTTGCATATGATGGTAACCCCATCTATGGACCTTATGGTTACGATAAACCTGAAGGTGGTCCAATTCGTAGAATGACATCTAGTTATACTAATAACCCAACAGTCAATCCACAATTAAGACCTCCTCAACAGCAGGGTTACTTTACTAATGACTATCTTTATGATGGTTCTGGAGATTTAGACGAACATAATGGTAGATTCTGCGTAACTCCTCAGTTCCCAGATGGAACATATGCATATTTCTACACTGTTAGTGTTGACCAGTCCCAAATTTCTACTCCTGTATATCCATATCTGGTTGGTCCAAGTTTCTATGATAATCCAATTGCAAACAACTTCTTACCAACTTATAACCAAGATGATTCGACCATCTTTACTACTGATCTCGTAAGAAACGTTTCTAATTACTATCTAACCAATCCCAACTCCGATTATCCATACATTGATAGAGTTGGTGAATCTTTCAAACAGGAATTCCGAGTAACTGACATTCAGACATCTTCTATTGAAAATGCAATTGTCTTTACTGCTGGTAAGAACTATAAGATTGATGATATTGTACAAATTGATAATGGAAATTCAGGAGGCGGCGGTGCATCGGTTTCTGTATCTGAACTTGGTGGTAAAGAAATTGAATCTGTTGGTGTTACCGAAACTGAAATTAACAATGTAGAATTTAGAATCAGAAGTACAGAAATTGAAGCAATCTGTTCACAACCTCACAACATTGAGGATCTGGAGGATGTCTTTATTTCTGGAGTTTCCACTATTAGTGCAAGAGCAATCAATGGTGTTAAAGAAGCTAGAGTTAAATCCAAGTCAACAGAACTTCTAGAAGATATTCTAGATGCTGGAGCAACGGGAGTTTCTACGTTTATTAAGGTTAAGGATACTTCTGGATTTAAATCCAATGATTTCATTAGTGTTGATGGCGAAACACTATTAATTACTGGTATTTCCTCTCAGAGATCTGGTTTCTATGTAAACAGAGTTAATAATACTGGTATTCATACTATTGGAGATGGTCTCGTAGCTCTCCTACCAAATAGATTCTCATTCAAAATCGTTGGTGAGATTGATGATTATACTTTTGAGAATACAACAACATTCTTTGATCCAAAAGAAACTGTAGGCACTGGTGTTGCAGGTACCACTCGAACTGTTGTTGGATTTGGTACCACAAGTTTTGAGAATAGATTTATTCCAACTAGAAGTATCTACATTCCAAATCATAACTTCTTTACTGGTGAAAAAGTAATCTATAATGTTGGTGCAAGTGGTGCTCCACTATATGTCAACAATGTTGGTGTTGCTCAATCTTTTGGATTGACCAATGGACAAGAACTTTACACAGTAAACTTGGGTCTGAATTACGTTGGACTATCAACAGTCGGATTTACGACAAGTAGTTCTGATGGTATTGGAACAACCAAAAACTCTCTTGAGTTCTGGCCTTTCGATGACCAGTTTGGTATTGTTGGTGCTGCACATTCTCTAACTAAAACTAACCAAAGAATTACTGGTGATGTCTTTAGAAATATTGGCATTATTACAACTAAAACAGCACACGGACTTCAGATTGGTGATGACTTTAGACTGAAGTTTACTGGTACTACGACGGATAGTTATAAAATTAAACTTGACACCATCAATAGAAAGGTATTGGTCGATGATATCTCTTTTGCGGATTCTAAAGTTGATCTGACAACAAACTCTATCGATATTTCTGGGTATTCTAAGTACAAGAAACTCAAGACAGGTGATAAAGTTGTTTATTATGCAGCAACTCCAATCACAGGACTATACAATGGAAAAACATATTATATTCTGAAAGACTCCACAGATAAGATCAAACTATGTGAGTTTGAAGCGGATATCAATACTACATCAGCGGTTGATTTGACTGCTGTTGGATCTGGAACTGCTCATATGTTCCATCTAATTAATCCACCTTTAGATTTCTTCAGAGGAACTATTATTGAGTTTGATGTTTCTGACACGACTCTTGCTCAACTTGATATGGTATTCTCTAAGGATGTCAATCTCACTAAGAGACTTGATCTTCTTGGAACTGACGCAGATGGTTTTGCTATTGATAGAAGTGGTCAACCTGGAACTGCAGATGCTAAGATTACTGTTGATACTAGAAGTAAGTTCGTACCAGATAGTTTCTTCTATACCTTAGTTCCTAAGGGTGCTGCAGAACAATACAAGAAAGAAATTTCTTCTGATGATAGTATTGTTTCTGCAAACAAGATTACAGTTAAACCTCATGGTTTGAACGATGAATTTAGCGTAGTTGGTCTTTCTACAGATAATGATAAGAGACTTACATTCGTTGTTAGAAACCCCCTGAACATCGTTGAGAAATCTATTATTGGGAATTCTACTTACGAGTATACTACGACCTCTCAGAACGTCACTGGACCTATTAGTAAGGTTAGAATTAACTTTGCTGGTAGAGGATATACAAAACTACCAACAGTTTCCAGTATTGTTTCTGCTGCTGGTACAGATGGTGTTGTTAGATTTGAATCTTCTACTATCGGTAGAGTTGAAAGTCTAGAGAGAATTAAGGATGGATTTGACTATCCAACAGATCCTACTCTAACACCTACCCTGAGTGTTCCAACTGTTGCAGGTATTAAGAACATTAGAACAATTGATAGAGTTGCAATTTCTACAGGTGGTAATAATTATTCTAATGCTCCTGAACTCGTAGTACCAGCAAAACCAACCATTAAACTTATTGCAGTTACTCAATTTGGTTCAGTTGTTGATGTTATTGTAGATAAGAATGATACTGCACTTGCAGATCCACTCACAATTATTCCTACTCGCAATAGTAATGGATTTGATATTGATGAGGTTACTCATAGTAATGATGTAGTTACTTTTGAACTTAATAATGATCCAGAAGTCAATCCATTCATTACCCTTGGTTATGGTCAAACTGGATATACTTTCCCATTCGCAATCGGTGATGAAGTATTTGTAGAAAACTGCAGACTAACTAAAGATTCTAGAATCGCGGGCGAGAATAACTTCAACTCCATTCAGTATGATTATGCATTCTATCCTGTAACAGGAGTAAGTACTCTTAACCAAACTGTTACATGTGATCTCACTGGAATTTCTACTGGAACTCTTGGTGATTATGATGGTGAAATTACTCAAGGAACCATTATCAACAAAAAAGACATGCCTGTCTTTAATATGGTTCTCAGTGATGATGTTAGATATCAGTCTGGAGAGAAAGTTACTGCACAATTCTTCAGTGGTAACGTAATGGAGAATGGTTGGGACAATGATGTCAACCAACTTAGAATTAATAACTCCATCGGTAACTTGTTTGTCAATGATAAACTGAGAGGTGAAAACTCTAAGATTATTGGAACTGTTGATTATTTTAATACCTTTACTCTGAAGGCAAATCTTGGTGTTTCTAGAACCAAGACTCAAGTTGCAGATATGTCTTCTGGTATTCTAAATGATTACCTACAAAGTATTTCTGATAACTATTACTTCCAGAAGTTCTCTTATGAACTGAAGTCTACTATTCCATATTCTACCTGGAAGGAATCTGTCAAATCTATTGTTCATCCATCTGGATTCAAAGAGTTCTCTAACTACAATATTGAAACTCAACCAACACTTGCAGAAGTAAATTCTGGTATTGCAAAGTCCACTTCGATGAAGGTTACTCTTGCAGATACTACACCTCTATTGAGTGTTAATGTTGATAGTGAAATGAGTTTCTTCGATAAGACCAATTTCGGTCTTGTTTATGAAGATGAACCTCTTGCAGACGGAAGCGTTAAAAAGGTCTTCTTCCCCGAGGGTGTAGAACTACAACCATATATCATTAACAGAACAAATAAAGTTCTTGCAGTTGATGATATCTCAAGTCAGTTCGATGGAACTGTTACTCAACAACTTAGAGGTAGATATGCAGATGCTGCAGATTTACTTGGATTGAATAGAGAATTTATTCAAGAAGAAGTTGTTGCTAAAGTTGAGTACAACTATCCAAATATTGGATTGAGTACAACTTATAGTAGAGAGAAGTGTTTAAGAGATACTGGATTTATTGTCGATGCAGTTGCACATGACCTTAAGTATAATTCTAATAATAAGTCTGTCGAAGCAGGTTTAACCTATTGGGATGCAGGTGTTTCTTATGTTGCAAATGAAACAGCTGAGACTCTTTATGCATATCACTATGTCAAGTTTATTGGTCAATATGTAATCAATAACCAAACTCCTCCTACTCTCTATCAGACTGCAGTCAAACAGAGATTTAACTTTGAGGTTATTGATGATCCAGCAAACTTCTATCTGAACAGAAACAAAGATTCCAGAGACCTGATTGTTTTCAACAAAGAAGAAATTCTTGATAAGTCTCTCGCATCTGTTTCTAAAGAATATCCTAACTTCTACTTCCCTGGTTCTCCTCAGACTGAAGCGAAGTCTAGATATCTTCGTTCCTATGGAATGATTCAAAATAACAGACAGGAAATCATTGATGAGGCATGGGATGAAACAGTTCTAATCTATACTAGCATTAGTGATAAGGAAGACAAGTACAAACGTGAAATAGGTAAACTGGTTGATGCAGTTTCCATTGACACATTCCTTGGTGGTAACACTTATACTAGAGATTTCTCTGGTTTCTATTTTGATGGTGCGGGTAATCCAATCACAGATCCAGAACGTACATTTGTTGGCGAAGAGGCACAAACCATCTATGCATTCAGTCAGGCTAGAATCTTCATGGAGAAGGCGGTTTCTAACCAACTAACCATTAAAGATCTAACCGCACCTGTTGGACCTTCCACTTATGGTAGTGGTGGACCTAATGTTGCAATTACATCTACAGCTGCTTGTGCAGACGTTCAACAAACTCTTACAACTCTAACTCAAATTACAGTTGACGTAATTTCTGCTGGATCTACGATTGGTTTACCAACTGCAAATGTTGGAACGTACACCACAGGTGGTCTGAAGTGTCGTCGCGATCTTCAATACATTGTTGATGGTGTTGCACAGGACATTGCATATGACACTAATCAACATACAGTAAGAAATACCAAGTTCTATTTCAAACCAGATGGTACTCAAAAACTTGATGGTCTTATTGGTGAAGAAAATGAATCTATCTACATCTTCGAGTCCTCTGCGGACTATATGCAAGATGCAATCACCAATCAACTGAACTATAAGGATCTAAGAATTCCTATTGATCCAGTAACTGGTGTAAACACTGATCCTAGCAATTACGCTGACATCCAAACTGATATTGATACCTTAGTCGGTATCCTAACAGTTGCAATTGGAAACAGCAGTCTTGCAGGAATTCCTACAGTTGGATTTGGTACTGCAGATTGTGCCGATGTAAGACAATCTCTTGCAAATTATGTTGGAATTATTACTGGAATTATTGGATTTGGTACGGCTGTTGCACCAGTAATCTATTATCCTTCTAAGACTAGAGGTGGAATTGCAGTTGGACTATCTACATTCAGACTTAAGAATAATAATACAAGTCTGTTCAAGCATGTCTTCAGTGAAGGTGCATTTGATATCGCCAACAATATTATTAATATTGCTAATCACAATTTCCAAACTGGTCAAGAACTTCTTTTCGTTAAGGAGAATGGTGATGACGTTGGTATTGGAACAACTTCTTTAGTTGAAGATGCAACTCTCGATGTTGTAATGAATATCTCCGATACGTTCGGTGGTACGGCAGTTCTTGAAAATGGATATAACATTGCAATCTCTGGAACCATTAGTGGTATTTCTACAACATCTGTAGTTGATGCAGACTCCACAACACAATTTGTTCAGTGTATTGGATCTAATGGTGGTACTGGAACAGACGCAGAATTTAGAGTATCAATTAACTATGATGGTTCTGGTGTTCCTATCTCTACATCCATTCAACCAACAGCGGGTGGTAGTGGATACGCAGTAGGTGATACAATCACAATTGCTGGAACACAGATGCAAGCAGCATCTCCTGCAAACGATTTATCTTTCGTCGTTACTAAGACTGGACCTTCTGCAGTCGCTACTCAGGCAAATCAATCTTATTCCAATGTTACTGCAGGAACTGATCCTGCTGGTGGTACTGGTGCAATCTTCAATGTCACTAGAGGTTCTTCTGGATACATCAGTAATGTTGATGTTGTCAATGGTGGTTCTGGATATGCTTTAACTTCTGTAATCACAATTCCTCAGGCAGGTATTGGTGGTACAGATTCTACCGATGATATTTCAGTTACCCCAACACTAATGGGTGCGAAGACTATGCCTTCTACGGTATATTGCTTCAAGGTTACTGATAATCAGATTAAACTATTTGGTCTTTCTACCACTGCAACCTTCATCGATGTAACTGATGTCGGTGTTGGTACTTATAGTGTTGAGTATAAGGATCCAAATGCAAGTGCAATTATTACCATTGATGGTATCATTCAGACTCCACTGAGATTTAAGTCTCTAAGTGTAGATCTTAAGAATTCTATTGGATCTGCAACTACTACAATTGCTAAACTTGCTACTGGAGTTTCTTCTGTCAGAACTAATGATGTTCTGAATATTGGTGCAGAATATGCACTTATTAAGTCTATCGGAGTCGGTGCAACTAATGAAGTTGTTCTGGAAAGAGGTTCATTCGGAACACCTGCTGCAGCACATACAGTTGGGGCAGCGGTAACAGTTCTAACGGGTGACTTTAACATTGTTGGTGATGTCATTCACTTCTCATCCCCACCATTCGGTAAGATTGGACCTGCAGGTCTACAGACTGGTTCTATCTTTGGCGGTAGAGTCTTCAGTAGAACCTTTGATGCAGCAACACCAGAAGATAAGAACATTCTGTTCGATGACCTCTCTCTATCTTTCACTGGTGTTGCTGCAACTGAGTTTGCAATTAAGTCTCAAAATCAGACGACAACAACAATCTTCAACGATGTAAACTCTGCTGTTGATATCAACAACAATCCTATCGTACTGATTAACAATGTACCACAGGATCCAATCGTTGATTATACAGTTGATGGACCTTCTGTGAACACTCTGAAGTTCCTCTCTGGAGTACCAAAGGCTGGTAAGATTTCCAAAGTTGAAATCACCAACAGCTTTGGATATGAACCAAAGATTGGCGCAGCTGCAACAGTCACCATCGATGATTTTGGTCAAATTGACACTATTACAATCAACGAAGGTGGTACTGGATATCAGTCTGCACCTGATGTCAGTATTGCGTCCACAATCGGATATGGAGCAACAATCACTGCAACAGTCAGTGCTGCTGGTACAGTAAATGGACTGACAATCGTAAATGCAGGAACTGGATTCACTGGAACATCTCTACCAGAAATCAGAATTGGTATTCCAACAGGATATAGTAATCTGACCGCAGAATATACTGGCGGAACCAGTGGTGATGGACAAGATGCACGTCTTTCTGTAGTTGTTGGTCAGGGTTCCAGTGTCATTGACTTTAAGATTGATAATCCTGGTATTGGATATAAGGTTGGTGATGTTATCAAGGCAGCTGGTCTTATCGAAGGTTCTGGATTTAGAACCGATTCTCTATCGATTACAAATCTAGTCTATGATGAGACTACTGGATTCACTACCATTACAACTGGTTCTGCACATAATCTATCTGTTCTTGATAATGTAAGAATTACTGGTGTTGGTTTAACTTGTGGATATGACGAAGTTGGTATTAAGTCCTTCACGTATGATAATGTAACTGGTATTTGCACAGTAACCACCTGGGATCCACATGGTGTTCTCACTTCTGATGTTGAAAGAAGACTTACGCCTTCGACTGCAACTTATTGTCCACATACTGGATTTACCACACTTACAGTTTATGGACACAGCCTGGAAGAAGGAGACTTCATCAGACTGGAAGATAATTCACTCACATTTACTTGTGCTCTTGATGGTGATGCAACACAACATACATATCCAAGATCCACTGATCCAGCTGCTGGTAAGTTCCTAGAGATTACGGATATCACTGGTGATGAAGTCACAATCAATGTTGGTGCAGGTGGAACGGATACAAGCGCACATACATTTGTAAGTGCAACTGCTAATGCGATTACAGTTAAGGGTCTCAAGTCTAATAAGACTTCCGATGAAGTTTATCTCCACAACATCAAGTTCATTTGTAGTGAAGAACATGCAGGAGTAACAACAGACATCTTCCCAGATGGTACTGCTCCATATGGTTTTGTCTTCCCTGCAATCTCTTCTCCAGGTGTAACTACCTTCACAATGCAGGCAGGTGTTTCTACCATTCCTCATGTATTTGCAGGTTATACCGAACTGGGTATCTCGACATTTAACTACTCACAGGGTTCTGGTATTTGTGTTATTGAAACTCATGATGCACACCACCTGGTTGCAAATGAGTGGGTAACTCTTGCAGATCTCAAACTGAAGTGTACCGATGCAAACTATGATAACTATGCAGGCATTACTTCAACTCTGTTCCCATATCGTGCAGGCGTAAACACTTATGGTGATGCATATCCTGCATCTTCTCCATCTGGTTTCTCCTTCAAGGTCACTCAGGTTGATGATGCAAATACTTTCCGAGTTAATGCAGGTATTTCCACAATCGTACACGCATACGAAGGATTTGGTGCGGTTCCTCTATATGGATTTGATTATACCGAGTCTGTTGGTGTTACTACAATCACTCTCACCGAAGACCATGATCTTTCCGTTGGTGATTGGGTAAATCTGAAAGACATCATTCTAAATTGCCCTGCACATGCAACTGGAATTACAACTTACAATGTAACTGCACTCGATTATAATGAAGTCGTTGGTATTGTCACCATTACTACAGATGCTGCTCATGGACAAACTGTTGATGATTATGTAAGACTTGCAGATATCTTCCTGACATGTACTGCAGAACACGCTGGATTCTCTTCTACCAAGTTCCCATATCCTGCAGGCACTGATGACTATGGTGATGCATATCCCGCATCTTCTCCTAATGCACTATCTGGAACTTATGATACATTTAAGTTGATGGCAGGAACCACTGGGTCCACCATGGTAATTAACATCGGTGTTTCCACAATCCCACATTCTTATGATACTGGTGGTACTGCAAGCGTTGGTTTCACCACGAATAAGTTCCCATACGAAGGTTCTTCCCCACATGGAAGTACGTTCAAGGTTGATGCAGTTGGATCTACAACTTCTTTCACTTTCAATGCAGGTATTTCTACCATCGCACACGACTATGTTTCTGGTGGTACTGCACAAAGAGTCGGTATGACTCAAAAGGTACCAAGTGTACAGAGAGTTCTAAGATATACCGAAGATAGTACTGATGGAGCACTAGACTTCCTGGTCACTAAGGTTAATAGTTCCACTCAATACACGGTAAGAGCTGGAGTCAATACGATTCCACACTTCTATACTGCAAATACGGGCGTAACAACCTTCAGACAATTTGAAGAGTTCCAACTCAAGATCACTGAAGTTCAAACTGACAAGTTCTTTGGATTCTATCCTGGTCAATTCATTGCTTTCAACAGCATTGAAGATCAGTTCAATGGATTCAAGAAGAAGTTTACTTTGAGTGCAAATATTGATGGTGTTAAGAAGATTCTCTCCTTGAGAGTTCCTGATGGAAGTGATCTAGATGTTACCAATAACATCTTCATCTATCTGAATGATGTTCTTCAAGTACCAGGTGTTTCATATGAGTTTAGAGGATCTAGAATCTTCTTCACTGAGGCACCACTTGAGGGATCTAGTTGCAGTATTCTCTACTATAGAGGTTCTTCTGCAGACGTTGAAGAAATTGATCCACCTAAGACTATTAAAGTTGGTGA